GCGTCCCTGGCTGGCTCTAACAGAGCCGGGTCTTGATTACACAGACAGATTTGTACGCACTGCCTGGAAATTGAAATTACCAATTGTTACGGTAACTGCGAAGCTTCCTCCAATACGCTCTAATTTTCTTAGGCATACCTTCACTGGTCACTTGCGCATTTAATAATCCGTAATCAAACTCAATGCAATCAGTTGTTCGATTGCTAATGTTACACCTCTTAGATAACTCCGGCGAAAAAGTTAAAGAAAAAGTTTCACACCAACTTTTAATGGTATTGAGCTCACCAATGTCCATTTTGTTGATCATAGACATTGAAACGTATGTGAGTGGTAAATCAATTGGACCTAATTTTATATTATGCGGAGATTTGAAAGCGGTCAACAAATTGTACGAATCTATCAAATTCGTATTAAGTCCTAAACCACCTCCTATTCTTATTAAAAATTTTGCTATATCTTGATAGATTGGTATTCCTTCATACAACACATTGTACATAAGGCCTAGTGAAGCATAATACTGCTTCACCCAGCCCGCTCTTATAGCGTCTTGATTGAGACAAGTCTGTAAACTGGTCAACAGTTTCTTTAACTTTTGCACATAGACATATTTACCAGGTCTGTATTCTAGAAAATTCCCTGAACAGAACTCAACATCCTCAGGATGTTGTCGTATTAATATCTTTGCGTCAAAACCAAAATAAGAGTAAGTATTTACATATTTACAAGTACGCGGAATACTAGCATAAGAATCATCCCCTTTCACAACAAATTTATAGGTCTTACACTGTGGGTTTTTACATAGTTCAAAATTACATGTTGGGCAGTAATTAGAAATTAGGAAATACTGAGTGGCAATGTAATTTAAAATTCCATTACCTAGTGATGTATCCATATCACCGGACCCTCGACACTCATAAAAATCGAAGTCCACCCCAGTGGTAGTACTCCCTTTCTTCCTTAATTTATACGCAAACAACACATCAATAATATTTACAAGATTCGGAAACACTAAACAATATACCATGTATTCCAATCTGAGAGTGAAGAGCCGTTGGGACCCCTCAAACTTTGACATGTCGTTCTCCATAAACCATTGACCCAAAAGACTTTCGAATTTCTCCCCACAAGATCTGTAGTCGCAAGCATTTGCAACTTGATCAAGTAGAAAGAATCCTTTTTCAATTGGCTCTACAATTTGTGCATATAAAATATTGAACTTTGGATTTCGGCCCATTATCATACGGGGGGCCTTGCCTTCTTCGAAATAACGTTCTAATTTGACGAAGGCAGATATCGAACTGTCGTTGGAAAGTTCGACACCATCACGTAACAACTCCTTGTAAGCGCGAACATACCTGTTCCGCAATCGACCACACTTAGCCGAGAGAAAACATTTCGGATCGAACTCGATGTTGTTGAGATCAATCTGCTCACGTATTCGTTTTGCGAGGTTGTTAGTGATTCGCCTAACAAGTTGCATGTTGAGTTTGCTAGGCTGAGGGTCTGGGGTTTGCTTAAGATAGCGCTTGTGGAGAGAATCGTAGACGTTGTGGCAACACCCTTGCATGACAATTGTTGGATCTTTGTCAAGCAAGGCATTGCAATCCCACTCCAGATATTTTGTGCGAGAGCAGTCATCACGATCTTTGCCGTTTCTAGGGTGGACCAGAATACGAGCACACTTCCACGGGCCAAAATCTCCGCGTTTGCCTGTACTAGTCGACTGAACACGAAAATCTTCATTCTCAGCGACACAGAAACCAGACCTGCAACAGCTACGGGTGATATGATTGCTGCTGCAATGATGATGCGACGAGCAGGTATGCGGCCAGGGGCTACCCAAAAATTTCGTCTCGGATCATCAGTTTTAAAGAGCGTTTGGTCGTCTCTTTGATCACAGGCGCGGGCTACGGTTAACTGAATTTTATTTACAATCTCAGGGGAGAGACAATCTGACAACTTGATGTTGTTATCAGTCAGAAAACGGTTTGCCAATTTCTTGCAATGCGCCAATTTAGCTGGTCTATTAAAAGCACCGTCTATTTTATATTCGGTGTGGAGATGAAGCCTCACATAGCATAACATCTCAGGCCAGATTTCAGTGTCTGGAATGACGGATGGATCAAATCCTGCATTATAATGGTTGACCAGCACTGAACTGTCGAATCGTGGCCATGTGAACATTCTAGATGCTCTCTCGAACCACAAAAACCTCCATTTCATGAAAAATCCTCCGCCAGCGGGGATTACAATGGCATTGTCAACGGTTTCGACACCTCCGTTAACAACATAATGCTTGCACAGAATTGCATCGGAACAACCACACTCCATACACACTGGTATACGTCGTGGGTCAATCTCGTTTGCTATCCCTGCCACTGTCACATTGAAATTATCCAACGCGTCCTGATTCTTAAAACCACGTTT